CCTGACTGGCTTGTTTGTACTGGCTTGACACGTTACACATATACGTGACTTGGTGGGGATCCAGTTCCCCTGGGTTTTCGCTGGCTTGACGCACGTTAAACACTTACGTGGCTTGGTAGGGCTAGCTCCAGCTCCCTTCGAGACCCAATTCTCAGAATATTGCAATGTCTAGATCATTCACAGCTCCCGGTACGCATAGTTGAAACTTCGCTCTCTGTTCTGCCCTTTGTTTTATGAAAGGAGAACGGATGACGGGTTTCTTCATTGCATTGATGAGTGTCGTCAGATCAGGGTGTTCCTGAGAGATTGGGGGGGCGGCGAAAATCCTCTTCCCGGTTTCGCTCTTGAACAGAAATCTCTGCACGTGGTAGAAATCGGCAGGCTTCATGAAACCACTCAAATCGAAATGACATTCTGATGTAGTGCATTCGCTGAAAACCTTCTCCAACTGCATTTGCTGTTCTATGGTCATTCCAAATCGCGATTCGACCAATTCTCGCGATTCAATGTCGATAATGGTGGCCTCACGCCAAGCCTTGGCTTCAAGGGCCTCTAAGATCCGGTCGCGTTCATACACATCTCGCACAGCTTTGATGTCTATGGTCACGCCCTTCGTGATCCTAAGGACCCAATCGCACATATGGCCGATCACAGGACAGTTTCCAAAAGTATATTTGTATGATAGAGCCTTTGCTCTCATCAAGCCCGACTGCTTTGTCGGTTTCATTTGGTCTGTCTTTGCTTCTAAAGTGAAGAATTTCCTGATAACAGAGATTGGGTCTTTCAAGACTCCATGTTTTCCCCGCTGACAGACGATCCCACAAAACCCGGCTTTCGAGTAATCTGGCGCGTGTTCCCACTTAAGTCGCAGACCTAAGCGCTGGGCAAGCAATTCATCTTGTCCAACGTCTAGGCAGATCCCATCATCTCCCTCGCAAAACCCCTTGAAGTCCGTCACCGCCCAAGCCGCCAACTGATCAGGTCCCGCGAGGGGGTTGACAGCTCTGGCGCTCAAGTAGGAGCACAACAAGAGGTTCAGCATGCCATTGGCGGAAGATGTCCAGAGAGCCCCGGACATCAATCGCTCATCGACTGAGGCATGCACGTGCTTGAAGGAACATTCATTTCTGGCACTCAGCAGATAGCTGACCAGATCCTTCAAGGCTTTCGCACCAGGCAGTTGCCTTACCATATGCAACCACCAGAATTTCACTATCGAAGCGAAGAAGCCCGCATGGTGTGCTTCGAACGATGTGAAATCAGTCCCCAC